GTCAATACCTATGAAAACGCATTGATAGGTTATTATGATAATTCAGGAACCGGAACAATGTTGTTTGAAGGTAAACGAGGTGCAATGAATTGGCAGTACAATGATAGTGATGAGTGTTTATTCTATATGGCAGTAAGTGGTGATTTCCACGCTCACCAAGATGTTATTGCATATTCATCAGTAGCTGCATCAGACGAAAGATTAAAAGATAATATCAAAACAATTCCAAACGCGTTAGATAAAGTAATGAACTTACGAGGAGTTGAATTTGATTGGAATGTAGAATCTAAAAAAGGACAACACGATATTGGATTAATCGCACAAGAAGTAGAACAAATTATTCCAGAAGTAGTTAAAGATAAACCAATGATAAAAAAAGAATCAGATGGTAAAAATATATCTAAAGACGAAGAAACATACAAAACAATTAGTTATGATAAATTAGTAGGTCTTTTAGTAGAATCAACCAAAGAACAACAAAAACAAATAGAAGATTTAAAGAAAGAAATAGAGGAACTTAAAAAATAATGACACTACCAGCTTCAGGAGAAGTCAGTATGAGTATGATTAATACCGAGTTCGGTAGAACATCAAATACTGCAAATACAAGTTTATCAGATTTATCAGACGGAACCGTTGCAACAATCAATACCGCTAATGCTTCTGCAGATAGACCTGATGGTTCTACACCACATAATATGTCTGAATTTTATTCTTATGACCACGATTTATCATCTACATCTTTTAGTCCTACTAGTTTTACAGGTGTAACTTTAGGTGGAGATGCTGGAGATACTGCATCATCATCAAATAAAACTTTTACTTTAACTGGTGGTAGTGGTGGTTGTAGTGGAGCCATAACAACAACTGGTGGCCCTTTTGGTAATTTTAAAGTAGCTGTTGCAACAAGTGGAACACCAAGTACATTTTTAACACAGACCCAAATAAATAGTGATTCACTATACACTGGTTGGAATAGTGGAGATAGAGTTCACAGAACACAATGGGAACACACACCTTCTAATAAAGACGGAACAGGAACTTATACTTGGACAATCACAAACAATAGTGTGACTGCTACAATTACAGGAAATATCTCTTTCTTAGGTTTATTTTGTATCTATGAAGATATTCCGGTTAATGTTCCAAATGGGTTGATAAATGTAAACAAATTAAACATTGGTGATTTAGTTAAATCTTATAATTTTGAAACTCAACAAGTTGAAGAAGTTCCTATTCTAGATATTAAAAAACCAATACACGAAAATTTAATCAAAGTAACATTAGATAACTCTAATCTTGAAGATGATTGGAAACAAGAAATTATTTTAACAACAGACCACCCTATTTATACAAAAGACGGAACAATGGTTTCTGATAATCCTGAACTAGCTAAATCAAGATATGATATTGAATCAAATAAATTAAAAGTTAATGATTTAGTAATGGTATTAGGTAAATATTATGCTAATGTTATCAGCATAGAAGAATTTAAAGGTGAACATAATACCTACACGATATTAACCAAGAACGACAATTTCTATGCAGACGGAGTATTGGTAAGTTCTGAGTTAAAATCAAAATAAAATTGAATAATAAAAAACAAACTGATATTTATTAACATATGACTTGGATAGTAGTAAAACAATATTTTTTAACAGGTTCACAAGACCCTGAGTGGGCTACCAAACAACAATTTTGGAGTCAACTTAGTGGTTCTGGGGATAGTCAAACTTATTCGTTTGAAAATGAACAAGAAGCCTGGGAAAAAGCAGTTGAACTACAAAACGAAGACACATCAGGTCGTAGATATAAAGCAGTAAAACTATAAAGGAGTTACAATGGCTGAAGAAACAAAACTAAAAAGTCAAATGAGTGATGGTGAAGCAGTAAAATTTTCTGAAGAAGAACTTCAATCATTACAAGAGTTACAAAATACTTATGCAGGTATTTCAACTCAGTTTGGTCAATTAAAAGTTAGTAAAATGAACTTAAGAAGACAATTAGATTCATTAGAACAATCAGAAGAAGCGTTGGAAAAAGCGTGGGACGATAATCGTCAAAAAGAATCTGAATTAGTTCAATCTCTAACTGAAAAATATGGCCCAGGTTCTTTAAATCCACAAACAGGTGAATACACACCAATTAGTGCTGAAGAAACTGAAAACAACAAAAAATAATTAGTATCGTATAACACTTTTGAGATTTTAAGCTGATATTTATTATTAGTTTTAATTTCAACCAATCGGAGAAAAATAATGGCAGAAAGAATCGTTAGCCCTGGTGTATTTACACGAGAAAAAGACCTATCTTTCTTACCACAAGGAATTTCTGAAATTGGTGCTGTATTAATCGGCCCTACTAAAAAAGGCCCAGCGTTTACACCAACAATTATCAGTAATTTTAGTGAGTTTGAGGAAGTATTTGGAACTTTAGATTCTCGTTTTTATGTCCCTTACACGGCTAAACAATACTTAAAATCTGCTGGTACAGTAACAATTGTTAGAGTTCTTGGAATAGGTGGTTATAGTGCAGATGTTCTTACACTAAAAACTACTGGTTCTTTAGCAAGTGTTGGTGGTGCTGACGCCGCAGGAACAAATGGTTATCCAGAACTATTTGGAAAAACTCTTGCTATCCTAGCACCTACAAGACTTGGTGGTATTACAGGTGGTAATGTTAGTGATGGTCAAGTTGACCAAATCGTAGCACCTTTAACAGCTTCTTTAATAGAAATTTCTGGTTCAACAACAATGAACAAAACAATTTCTTTTGACACAGGTAGTGAATCTTATATTGATAAGTTAATACCAAGTGACCCACAAAACAATACTGAACCAGTATATTTGTATAAAAACTTTAAATCATTTCACGGAGATATTACAGGAAAAATTACAGGTAGTTTTGTAACTGCATCATACGAATCAGCAGGACTTGACCATCAAGGTGGAGCAACTGGATTTAATGCAGACGGAACAGCAGGTACTTGGACAGCAAATTCTGATTATTCATACGCTAGAACACCAATGATACAATCACAAAATGTTGGTGGTTCAAGATATAGTTTATTTAGAGTTTACACTCGTTCTCACGGAAGTGATGTTAATCAACATTTCAAAGTTAATATTTTAAATGTAAAAGATGCTGGTAGTGTAGCTGGTTCTGATTATGGAACTTTCTCACTACAAGTTCGTTCAGTAAATTACAACAATGACTCATCAAGAGCAAGTGATGATTCAGTAATGGAACAATTTGACAACTTAACATTTGACCCAACTTCAACAAATTATTTCGCAAGAGTAATCGGTGATAGATTTGTAGAAATAGATTCAAATGGTAAATTAACTTACTATGGTGATTATCCAAACAAAAGTAAACACATTAGAGTAGGAGATTTTTCAGATTTAGAAACTTATCCAACTACTGTGGTGCCTTTTGGATTTAACAAATTATATGTTCCATATTATTCATCAACAACAGCAGCAACAACAATAGTAACTGCGTCGTTCAAATCAAACCAAAGTTCATCAGTTGCAGACTTTGACCAAAATACTTTCTATGGATTTGATTTTAGTAATCTAAACAATAGAGAATATTTATCACCAATATCACAAGGTAGTGGTGGAGCAAATCAAGGTAGTAATGTAACTATGTCATTGGAAAATATGTTTGGTTCTGACGGAGCAACAGCCGTTTCAACAAACTATGCAGGACAAACAGAACTATTAACACTTTCTGGTTCAGCAATTGAACAAAGAAAGTTTGCAGTTCCTTTCCAATGGGGATTTGATGGACAGAGTCCAGCAACTCACTATGCTGTTGGAACAGATATATCAGGAACAAACACACAAGGATTTGACTTAAACACTTCAGCAGGTAGTGGTTCGGTTGTTTACAAACGAGCTATTAACGCTGTATCAAATCCAGATGAGTTTGATATCAATATGATGGTATTACCTGGTGTAATTCACTCAATTCACCCTACGGTAACAAATCACGCAATAAACAAAACAGAAGATAGAGCAGATACTTTCTTAATTCTTGACGCTGCACAATATAGTGATTCAGTAGATACGGTGATTGACAATGTGAAAACATTAGATTCAAACTATGTTGCAACTTATTACCCGTGGGTTAAAGTTCTTGACGAAACCACAAACAGACCAACTTGGGTGCCACCTTCAGTAGTTTTACCTGGTGTTATTGCATTCAATGACGAGGTAGCCTTTGAATGGTTCGCTCCAGCTGGTTTAAATCGTGGTGGTCTAACAGATGTGTTAGAAGCAAAAACAAGACTAACTCATAGTGAAAGAGATAAGTTGTATGAAAATAGAGTTAATCCAATCGCTACTTTCCCTGGACAGGGTGTAGTGGTGTTTGGTCAAAAAACTCTACAAGGAAAACCAAGTGCATTAGACAGAGTAAATGTAAGAAGATTATTGATTGCATTAAAGAAATTTATCGCATCAACTTCTCGTTTCTTAGTATTTGAACAGAACACAACAGCAACAAGAAATCGTTTCTTAAATGTTGTTAATCCTTTCTTAGAAGATGTTCAGTCAAATAGTGGTTTAAGTGCATTTAGAGTGGTTATGGATGATACAAATAACACTCCTGACGAAATCGACAGAAATCGTCTAATAGGACAGATATTTATTCAACCAACAAGAACAGCAGAGTTTATCGTATTAGACTTCGTAGTTCAACCAACAGGTGCAACTTTCCCTGAATAATAGTTAATAACTGAAAAAGACCCCACTTTTTAGTGGGGTTTTTTTTAATTTAAAAACTTTCAAAAAACTTTCAAAACATAATCAAATATATTTAATCATTTTTTTCATTTCGTTATATTTATTATTGAATATAAACTAGGAGAATTTATAATGGCTGAACTATTAGACCCATCAGAAATTATGTTTACACCATTTGAACCTAAAACACAAAATAGGTTCATTATGTACATCGAAGGTATACCAGCCTTCACAATCAAAGCAATGAATAGACCTTCTATTCAATTTGATGAAGTTATCTTGGAACACATTAATGTTAAAAGATATGTGAAAGGTAAAGGTGCTTGGCAACCATTAGAAATTACTCTTTATGACCCAGTAGTTCCATCAGCCGCTCAAGGAGTAATGGAGTGGATTAGAGAACACCACGAATCAGTAACAGGTCGTCAAGGTTATTCTGATTTCTACAAAAAAGATATCACATTTAATCTATTAGGACCAGTCGGAGATATTGTTGAGGAGTGGACTTTAAAAGGTGCTTACATTGAAGCAGCAAACTTTGGAGCATTGGATTACGCAACATCAGACCCAGTTGAAATTGCATTAACTCTAAAATATGATTATGCAATTCTACAATTCTAAGGAGAAAAAAAATGGGATTTAGTGAAATATTTAAAGATAAAAATGAATACAATGAAAAATCAATAATTGGTTTTATGTCTTTCGCAGTAATGACATTAACTAGTTTGGTTGATATGATTACTGGTGCTTTTGGAAGTGAATTAGTAATTCAAGAATTTATTTATAATTCATTTGTTATTATCACATTAGGTTGTTTTGGTATCGCAGGTGCTGAAAAAATCTTTAGTGGTAAAAAATAATATAGTTATTTAAAAGGTTTTAAACAAAAGGAGTAATAATGACACAAAATAAATTTCCTACGGAAATCATTGATTTGCCGTCTAAGGGACATTTCTACCCAGAAGACAATCCTTTGTCAAGTGGTAAAATAGAAATGAGATATATGACTGCACGAGATGAAGATATTCTTACATCTTCAAACTTAATTCAACAAGGAAAAGCATTAGACAAACTATTAGAATCACTAATCGTTGACAAAACAATTGATTATAGTGATATATTAGTTGGTGATAAAAATGCTATATTGGTTGGAGCAAGAGTATTGGCTTATGGTAAAAATTATGACTTTTCTTTCATTGATGAATATGGAGAACAAGTTAAAGGAACGGCTGACTTAACAAAATTAAAAGCAGAAGATTATGATTTTTCAAATTATGAAAAAGGAATCAACTCGTTTTCGTATACCCTACCGAAAACAGAAAGAATAATAACATTTTCTATTCCAACACACAAAGACGAATTAGAAATGGACATTGAAGTTGAAGCTATTAAAAAAGTGTTTAAAGACGATAGAGAAGCCATTAGTCGTGAAAATTCAACAAGATTAAAATATTTAATCAAATCAGTTGACGGAAAAACTGATAGAAAATCTATTAATGAATTTGTGGATAACGAATTCCTTTCAGTTGACTCATTAGCTTTTAGAAATTATGTTGCCGAAACAAGTCCAAATTTAGATTTCAGAATTGAAGTTGAAAATAGTAGAGGTGAAAAGGAGAAAGTGGTAGTTCCTATGACTGCCCAGTTTTTTTGGCCTGACTCCCGACTATAAAAAAGATTTACACGAACAAATATTTCAAATCATCTTTTATGCAAAAGGTGGTTTCACTTTTGACGAGGTATATGATTTACCCGTCTATCTTCGTAGATTCTACTACAAACGCTTAGTTCAACAATACGAACAAGAAAAACAACAACAAGAACAAGCAATGAAAAAATCAAA